ATCGACGCGGCGCGGCAAGTATCGAACGAGACTGGCGTTTCTTTCGAACTGCTGCTGGCAACGAAGTGCTCCGATTACGAAGCACTGTCTGACTTCGCAAAGAAATACCAATCAGAGCAACCGCACGTTTCGGCGGCTGCATCAGCAACCAGGTCACGAATCATACGCGGCAACTCCGATGGCGCTAGGTCGCATGGGGACTTGTTCGCTGACGCGGTTAGTGACCTCTTCTAGCAAGGAGAAATAACATGGCTTACTCCACCACTCCAATTGATGAAAATCGCGCTTCTAACTCCATTACCCTGCCCGTCGAGCTTTCGCAAGAAGTTTGGGCAAAGGCCGTTGACGAGTCCGCCATCATGCAGCTCGCGCAGCGCGTGAACCTTCCTGGTCGCGGTCAGGCAATGCCCGTCATCACTGGCGATGTTTCGGCTGACTGGATTGCAGAGTCCACCGAGAAGCACGTCAGCAAGGCCACCTACTCGCTCAAGACGATGGTGCCATACAAGCTGGCCGTCATCGAGTGCTTCTCCGACGAGTTCCGTCGTGACCTTCCCGCTCTTTACGCCGAGCTGGTTCGCCGCTTGCCTGCCGCTATCGCTAAGAAGTTCGACTATACCGTGTTCCAGGGTTCCGCTCCCGGCACTGGTTTTGACGTTCTTACCAACTCCACGGCTGTCAGCATCGACGCTGACGCGCAGGGCAACGTCTACCAGAAGCTCGTCGGCGTTATTGAGACGCTCGGCGCTGACGGCTATGATCTGACTGGCATCGCCGCTTCTGCGCAGGCGCAGGCCGCATTCCTCGGCGCTGTCGATGGCCAGGGCCGTCCGCTGTTCCTGTCCGACATTGCTACTGGCGATAACGTCGGTCGTATTCTCGGCGCTAACGTCGTTAAGGCGAAGCAGGCTTACGTCGCTGGTTCTCCCGCGACTCTCGCTTTCGCTGGCGATTGGTCGCAGGCTCGTTACGGCATCGTTGACGGCATCAACATCGCCATCAGCGACCAGGCCACCGTCAACGACGGCACCAACCAGATTAACCTCTGGCAGCGCAACATGTTCGCGGTTCGCGTCGAAGCTGAACTTGGCTTCGTCGTTGCCGACGATGATGCGTTCGTCAAGCTGACTGGCACCGTCTCCGGCGCTACTTCGTAGTCATGAAGCTGCGAACACCAATAACTGGGACTCTCATTGACGTTAGCGACGAGAAAGCAGCCGAGTTCATCGAGCGCGGCTTTAAACCCGTCGAAGTCAAGAAACCCACAAGAAAACGCACCACGAAGAAGGAGCAATAATGGCATTCGCGGACGTTTCAGACCTCGAATCGCGCTGGCGCGAACTGTCCACCGAAGAAGAAGCACGCGCAAATGTGCTTCTCGGTGATGCGTCCGCGATGCTCTCGGCGCTTGTGAAGGTGGACAGCTCCGACTATGAGCAATCAGAGCTATTGAAGATGGTCTGCTGCGACATGGTTATTAGAGCCATGAGCGCCACGGCTGCTGATACTTTCGGAGTTTCGCAGACTTCAATGACGGCTGGCCCATATACGCAATCGTTCAGCTACAGCAATCCAAGCGGTGATATGTACCTCACGAAGCTTGAAAAGCGGCTGCTGGGCATTTCGACAAGCTACATCGGCACAATTCGCCCGATGATGAAGGGTGAGCACGATGATTAAGGGGCGCTCGGTAACTGTTCTCACGCCTGCCGTCGCAAGCACTGACAGATTCGGTGAGCCTGTTTACGGTGAGCCTACCGAGCAGATCGTGGACAACGTGCTTATTGCGCCTGGTGCCACTGCCGACCTCGAAGCTTCGCGGCCTGACGGCGTGACCGTCGCTCTGACGCTTCACTTCCCGAAAACGTTTAGCGGTGACCTGCGCGGCTGCTCGGTTGTTCTAACTGGGCAGTTCGCAGGCACCTATAACGTTATCGGTGACCCGAAGCCGTACCAAGACGAGAACACGCCTACGCAATGGCATATGCCAGTTGAAGTGGAAGTGTGCTATGGCTGACAAGCTGACGAACATCAAGTGGAACAAGCAGAAGCTAGGACACGCAATAGGAACGTCACCAGAAACCAAACGCGGCATCGAGGAAAAGACGCGGCAGATTTGCAGCCAAGCGAACGCCATCGGCGGCGGGTTCAGGACAGGCCGCTACTACGACCGCAAAGCTGGCGAGTTGAAAGGCAACACGGCTGCTGTCTATGAAAGCAGCGTGCAGACTGGCAGACACGCCACATACGGCATCGTGTACACGGCTAACTATGCCGCGATGGTGGACAACCAGAAGCACAACACACTGCTGAAAGCGAAGGGGTAATTTATGGCTAACGTCTACTCAATCGAAGAAGCAGTGCGCAATTGGCTTGTGGACATGAACTATGACGCATACGTTCGCGTGCCTAAAGACAGGCCGCAACGCTTCGTCACCGTCGAGCGCACGGGCGGCAACGTTGCCGACATGGTGGACTATCCGACGATAGCAATCCAAACGTGGGCGCAGACGCAGGCCGAAGCCGAAGAAGATGCAAGCGCAATCAGGATGGTGGCGCTCGTCGGCAACCTTCCGCAAGGTGTCCACTCCATGAGGGTCAACAGCGGCCCTTACAAATTCTATGACGAGGATTCGATGCAGCCACGCTATCAAGTCGTTTTCGACGTGGCTTGCCAGCTCGTCATCTAAAGCAATCAAACAACTAAAGAAGGGGGTAGCTTTCTATGGCTACTATGAACGCCGAACAGGTTACAGTTGGTGCTGCTGCTGCGACTGGCGCGATCTTCGTCGCTCCGACTACCGCAACGCTGCCCACTGATGCAACCACGGCTCTTGGCGCTGACTTCGCGCTGCTCGGCTTCACGTCTGACGCTGGCGTGCAAATCTCCGAGTCTGGCAACACCCAGTCCATCTACGCCTGGGAAGGCCGCACAGAGGTCTACAACACCCGCACCGAGTACACCGAGCAGATCAGCTTCACGCCCATCCAGTGCAACGCCGACGTTGCGAAACTCATCTGGGGCGATGACATGGTGACGGTTGACGGTTCTGGCAACCTCACCGCCAAGCACCACGGCAAGACGATGGAGCCTGTGCACATCGTAATCGAGACGGTTCCGCGCACTGGAATCGTGAAGCGTTTCTGCCAGAAGTCGCAGCTCTCCGAGCGCGGCGAGATGACGATGGACGGCACGCAGGTCGATGGCCGTCAGCTCACGTTCAACAACCTCGCCGACGCGGACGGCGTTACCTGCTACGAGTACACGGCTTTCACGACTGGCGCGACTAGCTAATCATGGCTGCGCGTAAACCTCAAAACGTCGTGGAAATCGACGGAATCAAAATCAAGGTTAATAGCGTCTATTTGAAGTCATGGGACGGCGTGCGGCAGGCTGTGGAAATGCAGCGACTTGCAGCCGATGAAGAAGCGTCCAACGAAGAAAAATTCATGGCGGTTTTCGATTACTACAACAACGCGATTGAGAACATGGACGAAGTCGTGGACGCTCTCGGCGGCGGCTCAACGCCTATCGAAGATGTATTCGCCATTGCTGCAAAGGCTCTTGCTGGCAGTTCGGCAAAAAACTAGTGGCGCTCGCGTCGGTAATTGCGGAGAACGAGTCGATGCTTCGTGCTGACTTGCAGCAATACTTCGGCATTGACTTGGATAGGGCAATGGACGGTGAGCACAGCGCAAACCATATCGCGCAGCTCATCGAGCACATGCCGCAAGAGTCACGGCTTGCGCGTTCGGTGAACAAGGACTCTCAATGGAGCCTGACCGACGTGCTTCTTGCCGTACTCATCAACAACTTCCGCATGTTCGTCTATGGGATGAGTGACCCGAAGAAGCGTGGGCAAAAGCCTGAACTTATAGGGCCGTCATACCTCACGACGCAAAAGAAAACGTTACCGGCGCGGGTTCTACCCATCAACGAACTACTAGCCGAACTGAACAAACCTCGTAGGGGGTGAGCAAAATTAGCACAGAAGTTGGCAGCGCGTACTTACTAGTTACGCCGAAACTCTCCAACGATGCAGGCTCAAAGCTTGCAGCGGGTGGCGCTACATCGGGCGCATCTTACGGCGGCAAGTTCTCAAACGCTGCCAAAGGCGCTATCTCCGCTGGCGCTGTCGCAATGGGCAACATTCTGTCCAGCGCGGTTCAGGCGGCGGCATCTGGCATAGGCCAAGCGTTCGCAGACATGGTGCAAGGCGCTATGGACTTCGAGCAGCTTGCAGGCGGCGTGGAGAAGATTTTCGACCAGGCCGACATTGCAGGCATCATGAACGATGCAAACGCGGCGTACAAAGACCTAAACATGAGCGCCAACGAGTATTTGGCTGCTATCAACCAGACGGGCGCGGCGTTCGCTCAAACGATGGGCGATCAAAAAGGCTACGACACAGCGCGTACAGGCATGAAAGCCATTGCGGACTACGCAAGCGGTACAGGCCGAAACATTGACGAGTTGAACGAGAAATTTTCACTCATCACGCGCAGCACGTCGAGCTATCAATCAATCGCTGACCAGTTCAGCGGCATCTTGCCTGCAACGTCTAAAGACTTCCTAGAGCAAGCGCAAGCGGCTGGTTTTCTGTCCGACTCTTACAAGAGCCTGACGGACGTGCCGATTGCCGAATACCAAGAAGCCGTGTCTAAAATGCTCGAAAAGGGCGTGGCTGACATGGGCTTGGCTGGCAACACGGCAATGGAGTCAGCCGAAACCATGAGCGGTTCGCTTGCCATGCTGAAATCGTCGTGGTCTAACTTCCTTGCAGGCATCTTGAACGATGACGCTGACTTGTCGGCGTACTTCGGCGCACTGCTCGAAAGCATCGGTGCGGTTGTTGCTAACTTCGCACCGAAAATCGGCCTGCTGTTCGTGCGGCTTTTCCAACAGCTACCGCAGGCAATCTATGACGCTATCATGGCGCTGCCCGATACAATGCTGCCAGCGTTGCAGGCCGTATTCGGTGAGCAGATGGGACAAGCCATCTCCGACGATATGCGCGGCGCTTTCGAGGGCATACAGTCGGCAATCATGGAGCTGCTAGGTGGCATCATTTCGGCGGTTACGCCTGTTGCCGAAAACCTCGTTTCGCTGTTCCAAGAGTCGTGGCCTATCGTCTCGCAGATCGTGGGCGATGCTATGACGTTCATCGGCGGCATCATCGAAACGGTGTGGCCTGTCGTGTCTGAAACGATTGTCGGAGCCATGACAACCATCTCCGGCATCATCCAAGACAACTGGCCTGCTATCCAGAACATCGTCATCACGGTTATGACAGCCATTCAGGGTTTCTTGCAGCAAGTTTGGCCTGCTATTCAAAACCTGGTTAGCTCGGTTATGTCGGCTATCAGTGCCATCATGAGCGTGGCTTGGCCTGTCATAAAAGGCATCGTGTCCACCGTCATGAGCGCAATCTTGACGGTTGTTCAAACAGTATGGCCTGCGATTCAAGGCATCATCAGCACGGTTATTGGCGCTATCACGGGCATCATCAACGGTTTGAGTTCTATTGTCGGTGTTGTGACTGGCATATTCAACGGCGTTAAAGCTGCTATCGAAGCACCGATGGAAACCGCGAAGAACATCGTCGGCAGCATCATCGACACCATCAAAGGCTTCTTCAACTTCCAGATTACGTGGCCTCATATCCCGCTGCCGCATTTCAGCGTTAGCGGTTCGCCTAATCCGCTCGATTGGCTCGAAGGTAACACGCCATCGTTCGCAATCGACTGGTACGCGCAAGGCGGCATCGTGGACGGTGCAACGCTCATCGGCGCTGGCGAAGCTGGCCCAGAGATGATTCTGCCGAAATCGGGCGGCTTGATGACTGACTTTGCCGAAGCTGTTGCAAGTCAAGAGAACGACGAAGAACTTATCCGTTGGCTGTCTAGAAACCTCGGCGCGATCATTGCGAACAACGCGCCGACAATCTCGCGTAGAGACTTCGACCGCATGGCGAGAGGGGCGATTGCTTAATGAATCAGCTTGAATACGTCCCTGGCATCGGCGGCGCGTCGGTACAGCTTGACGGCCCATCATCTTTCGTGGGCATCGCGGAGAACCTTAGAAGCCGTGAGTGGGAGTACGAAATCGGCTACCGCGACTTGGTGAGCGCCACAAGGCCAGCGCGTGAAGTTGACGTGACATTCAACGCCGACTATGCAACCGCCGACGAGTTGCGGCGCGTGGCTGATGCTGATGTTACCGCACGCACGCCTGGTATCTTCATCGCGCAAAAAGAATGGCGGCAGCGCGGCTATATTCTCGCGTCACAGCCTAATGACATTCATTATGGGCGCTTGTCCACCGAGCTAAAGATTGCACTGCTAGACGGCGCTTGGTGGCGGCGTGTCGTTCGCTCGTTCATGATTGACGGCGGGAGCACCGAGGGCGCATACCTAGACTACCCGCATGACTACCCATACGACTACCAGAAAACGAGCTACACGGGCAACATCACGCCAAGCGTTCTCACGCCTAGTGACGTTTATCTGGTTGTGTACGGCCCAGCGGTTAACCCTTACGTCATCGTCGGCGGCAACCGCTACCAAGTGAACGTCACTGTCACATCTGGCGGCTATCTCGTCGTGGACGGGCGCGAAAAGTCAATCATGCTCACGCTTGCAGACGGCACCGTGCAAAGCGTCTTTTCATCGGGCGTTCGCGGCGGCGGCGCTGGCGGCGGCACGTACATCTTCGAGAAAGTACCCGCAGGGACTAGCGAAGTCACGTATGACGGCTCGTTTGGTTTCGACTTGGGATGGTACGAAGAAGAAGGTGAGCCACCGTGGAGCCTGTCTTAATCTACACGGACGCGTCTCACGTTGACGTGGGCGCTATCCAGTCGTTTGAAATGGACTTGGCGTTTGGCGCGGATGAGCAAGACTTTGAGATTGCCTTTTCAAAGCCTGTTCTCACGGGCGGCGAACTGCTCTACATCGACGGCACAGAGTACGGGGGCGTGGTGGACGTTATCACGCATTCAACCGAGACTGAAAGCGTTATCTACAAGGGGCGCACGTGGCATGGAATGTTGGCGGGTAAAATCGTCAAGCCACCTGCAAACGCGGATTACTACGTTCTAAGCGGTGACGCTAACACCTGCATTCGTTCGCTGCTAACCAAAGTCGGACTAACCGACGTTCTTACAGGCCGCACGACTTCGGCGGGTATCACCGTCAATTACCAGTTCGAAAGATTCTGCAACGCTTACGACGGCATATTGAAGATGCTTGCTAGTGCTGATGCAGTATTGCGCATCGAGCGCCACGACGGTATTACCGAGTTGTGGGCAGAGCCTAGAGTCAC